GGCCGATTTGGCGCGGGCCCGCTCAGCCAATATGGCGCAGGCCTGCTCAGCCAATAACCACAAGGAAAGACATGCCGGTACCATCACTCATCACCGACCTCTCAACCACCCCCGCAAGCAACAGCCCGGCCGGTGGCGAGCCGATCAACCTGGCGGATGACTACTTTCGCACGCATGGCGCATTCATCCGCGCGCTGTATGACCAGGACATCACCGACAGGGCCGACCTTGCCAGCACCGCAAGCGGCAAGGGCGCGGCGCTGGTTGGTTATCTACCCGCAGGTACTGGTGCGGTCGGCAGATTGCTGCAGGACAAGGTGCGCGATATTGTCATCAGCGCAAAAGATCAGGGAATCGTGGGGGACGGCACCACTGACGACACGACGGCGCTTGGTAATTTGCTGGCGATGCTCGGCCCTGGCGTGAAAGTTTCTCTCGACGGCCTGACGATAAAGGTTTCCGCACATACATACGTTTCAAACAAGTCTGGTTTCACGCTCGACGGAGAAGGCGCCACCATCATTGCGGCCAACGGGATGGCAGTGGTTGCAAACAATGAATTGCTTTCGTTCAGGTCGTGCACGGACTTCACGGCGAAAAACTACACAGTTGATGGGAACCGCGCAAACCGTACTCCTGTCGAAGTAGCGGCGCATAATATTGAATATCGGTCATGCAAGCGGGGTCTGATCGAGCGGGTTCGATCTATTAACGCCTGCGTCGATGGGCATATCCTAAACACCGCCACGCCGACAGATATTACGACGTTCTGCAAGGACATGGTATTTTTCGACTGCTTTGCCGATAACTCATACCGGCAGGGGATGTCTGTGATCAACGCAATTGATTGCAGCATTGTCTATGGGGCTTATGAAAACACGAATGGAACAGCACCGCAGGCAGGCATTGATATCGAGGCGAATTCTGGCGCTGCAACCCCGGGCAACGGGCGAGTTCTGGTGCACAAAGTGCGTCTTGAGGGTAATTCAGGGCGCGGCATTGTCGTCAGCAATGTTTCAAGCGCACGCGAGATTGTACTTTCTGAAAACACGTATATCAACAACACGCTCGGCGCGGTGGATGTTGCCGGCAATGCAGTGACTATTCGGGGCGGCTCGGCAAGCGGACACGGGGGCTCCGTTGTCAATGGGATTATCACATTCGATGCATCGGGCGCAATCAAAGCTGGCGCATGCGAAGGAGTCACATTCACTGGCAATACCTCTACCACCCCGTGCATGCATATTCATGCCGCAGCATCTGGGGTGAAGCTAACAAAGAATTTCATTCTCGACCACCCGAATGGTGGTGGGATTGTCATGAATGGTTCAGACTGTTCTGCTGAAAACAATATCATCAATAGTGCGGGGGGTATCGGTGTTCTGATGTCTGGCATTGAGGCGCTGTGCGCAAACAATATCATTGTCGGGACTCTGAACCGAGGTATTTACTCCACAGGGTCAACCCGCCCGACAATTCGCGGAAATACAGTCCGCGACATCACCTCAGTATCTGGAGGTTATATCCAGTCTGACGATGCTGACGCCGTAGTCGACGATAACCATTGCATCGCGTCAAGTGCGCAGGCAACGACAATCGGCGTTTTGATCGGTGCAAATGCACAAGCCCGGTCGATGTCTGGCAACATATGCGTAAACCTTCACACGACAAACCCGTATAGCATAACAGGCACCGGGACAGTAAAGCAGCGCCAGCATAACCAGGGCGGTACGGCGAATTCAGGTGATATGGGCTGGTCAAAGTTTCTTAAATCTGATTTCACGACAGTTGCGCTGCTACCAAATGTGCTTACCTATTCGGTCTGCAGATCAATGGTCACCGACGCAACTACAACGACATTCGGCGCCGCAGTTGTCGGTGGCGGGGCAAATGTCGTACCGGTATACTCGGACGGCGTGACTTGGAGAATTGGTTGATGACCACCCCATCCGACCACGCCGCAAGCGCAGCCCAAACAATCGATTGGGGCGCATGGGTAAAATGCGCTGCAGGGGCAAGTGTCACCATGTCGCAGATCAACGATTGGGTGACCCTGGCCGTTGGCCTGCTGACCATCGTCTACACGGTGCTCAAGATATTCGAATGGATCAAGTCGACAAGCCGGCATGAGCAAGAGCAGCGAACCCTAGAGCGGGTATGGGATCGGCTCGACAAGATGAGCAGTCGGCCGATTCCGCTGGATGATCAATCGCACCACCGGGGCAAGTGATGGAATTTGACACGGCATTTGAAAAACTGATTGGCCATGAGGGCGGTTACGTCAACGACCCAGCCGATCCAGGCGGAGAAACCAAGTACGGCATCAGCAAGCGCTCATACCATGGTGAGGACATCGCCGGCATGACGCTGGAGCGAGCCAAGGCCATCTACCTGCGCGACTATTGGGGACCGGCAGGCTGTGGTGTCGTTCCGGATGCCATCAAGTTTGATCTGTTCGACACTGCGGTGCACTCGGGCCAGTGGCCGGCCGTGAGGCTGCTGCAGCAAGCCGTGGGCGAGGCTGAAGATGGCGTGATGGGGCCGCGGACAGTGATGGCGATCAACTCGATGCCACCGACCAGGCTGATTGCCCGTTTCAACGGCGCCAGGCTAGCATTCATGGCCTCATTGCCGGCCTGGCAGACATTCGGCCGGGGCTGGGCAAAGCGGATTGCCGACAACTTGAGGGCCGCATGATGGTCCCCATCCCCTACCGCTTGCTGGCCGGTGCTGCTCTGATCGCTGCGGCCTGGGCGCATGGCCACCACATCGCCAGCCAGTACGGCCAGGCGCAGATCACGGCGATCCGCGCCGAGTACGCCCAGGCCGCCGCATCCGCATCCGAGGCCTACCGGGCCGAGGAGCACCGCCGCACCGACGCCACCCAGGAGATTGCCCATGTCGCCCAGCTCGCCCGTGACCATTCGACTGCTGACGCTCGCCGCGCTGACGATGCTCATGTCAGCCTGCTCGACGCTGCCCGCAAAGCCGCCGCAAGTGGTGCAGCCGCCGGTGATTCCCGCCCTGCCGATGCAGGCCCGGCAAGACCCGCTTCCGCCCCTATGCTTGCCGACGTGCTCAGCAGGATTGACGGCGCTGCGGGAGAACTTGCGGCAGCTCTTGATCAGGCAAATGCAGCAGGACGTGCCTGCGAGCAGTGGGCCGACTCGCTGAGAGGCCAGTGATGCAGCAGAAAATGATCATCGGCGGTGTGATCCTGGCGATCTGGGGCGGGCTTGTGGTCGCAGGCCTCACGGACGCCACAAGCTATGTGCAACTGCTGCGCGACATGCTGATGGGACTTGGTCTGTATCACACGGCACTGAAAAAGCCGGGGGAGTGATGCGTATGCATGGGGTCGTTGCAAATCAACAGGTTGCGCATGTTATTACGCAGCAGGGGCCCGCATACGCAGCAAAACTGCGGGCGATGGACTAGTTAGGCCCTTTTGTTCCATCGGCGAATCGCACAGTCCATGTAGGCACCCGTCCCGCGCTCGTCGGCGCAGTCCTGGCCGTCCTTCACGCTGGGCGCCACGGCGCACCTGCTGCTGGCGCAGTACACCTCGCCCCAGGCGTTTCCGTCCTCATCGGGGTTCTGCGGCGCCAGCTTCGGTTTCATGCCGCAAAACGGGCATGGCAGCGGAACTAGCTTCGGTTTCAGTTGCTTATCACGCATCTTCTCACTCCGGCCCACAGGCCTAACTTATCGCTCGAACCGATCCCCACGGCGGGCGCGGCTCGTCAGTTTGCATATACCGGCAGCGCCGTGGGGCCGGTTCAGCTCAGTAGTTAGCCGGCCTTGCTTCTGGCCGCATCAATCGCGGCATCCAATCCGTGTTCAGCGGCGTGCGCAGCATCGATGACCTGTCCCCACGGGACATGCTTGCATTCAACAAGCCAGCGGGACCTCTGCCCGTCTTCGCCAAACGCCTGCAGCATATCGGCGCAGAACGCAAACAGTGCGTCGTCAAACGTTTGTGTCCCTTGCTCCAAGAACAGTAGGCTGTGTTTTTGCGCGAGCTTCCATGCAACATCTTTCTCGGCCCCGGTAATGGGCTTGCGCCCCCCGCTCACAGCCACACCCCCGGCGCGTATTCGTACTGCGTGAAGTACTGGAAGCCCCAGCCGTTCCATGCGCGCAGCTCGCGCCAGTTGCGGCCATTGGCTTGCCATGTCATCGTCACGGTGTCTTGCTTGCTGTTCATGTTTCGCTCCGGTTGCTGTGTTGATGGGTGTTATTGAATCACACAAACATCAGTCGCGCAAGCGGTTTATGCATCACGTATACTGCGCCGCATGGAACAGCCAAAGAACAAGGGCGGGCGCCCGCCAAAACCCGAAGCCGAATGCCTGGTGCAGCGGTCCATCCGCTTGCCGCCTGCGCTGTGGGCCAAGATCGACGCCAACGGCCTGGAGTGGCTGCGCGCGGTCATCCTGCGCTCTCGTCCACCAGCCGGCTAACTTGCCGGTGCACGCGACGCCTTCGGCGCGCGTGACCTCAGTAGTTAGGCAGCACCAATTCAGTGGCTCAACGCATCCACAGTTTCATCAATTCCGTGCGGAGTGTCGTTGAGGATGCTGCGCGCCACCTGAATGCTGTATTTGCCCGCGCGTAGTTTGCGGTAGCGCTGCGCATCTTTCTCAAGCGCAGCCTGCCGCGCCCCTGTGAACCGCTCGCGCTCTGCGGCCACGGCTGCATCAAGCGCGGCTTGGCCGTACAGCGGCACCACGAAGCCGCAGTTTTCATCCTGGGCTGGCATCGCACGTATTTGGCCATCGTCGCATTGCAGGCATTCATTGCCGCTCTCGGTTATCCAGGCACTAGGCCTAACTGTTCCATCAACCTGACCAGCCCCGGCGGGATACTCTTGCTTGCTCATCGTCTTTCCTTTGCGCCGGGTCTGGCGCGGTTATGTCAGTAGTTATGCAGCACCCAATACCGGCGCGGCAAGCATTTCAACGCCATCCAACATCGCCAGTACTTCGCGGGCGTCAATCAGCAGAAACGTGTTCACGGCCGCTTGGTTCAATTCAGCGCTTCGCACAATCGCGCGCAGCACGTCGGCCATCTTTGGTGCCGCCAGAAGCAGCGCGCTATTCCCGTGGCACAGCGCGTCGTCGCTGATGCGGCCTGTAGCCATCGCAATGCCGGTCAACTCCACGCGCTCGCCGGTCGCATCAACGATGCTGACGTACTTGTCGCGGCCCCAGGGTGTCGGTGCAATCTTCATGTCTTCGGTCCTTTCGTTGTTCGCCACCAGGCGCTGCCTAACTCTTCGCTCAAAGGGACGCCTGACGGCGCCCCTTAGCTCAAGCGTTAGGCCTTACCTGTTCCGCCGCAGCTCTCGCACTGCCAGAACCCGCCGCAGAACTGGCCACCTTGCTCGCCATCCCCGTAGCACGATGGGCACGCCCCGGGCGGCGCCATCGCCATGCGGTATGCATGTGCCTTGGCGTCGTTGGACTGCATCTTGAAAAATGCCCGCTCTGCCAAGCCTGGCTGGTCGCGCAGCGCCTCGCGCATCGCGTCGCGCTCTGCTGCAATAGCAGATACATCGCCGAGTAAAACCGCTTTATACGGCTTCCCGGCGGGCGGAAACATATTCCATTCGTGCGCTACCTTGCGCGCCTCATTTTCGTCGGCGCACAATTTTGCGCGACCTTCGGGGGTTATTACATACCAGCGTGTTTCGGTGGTGGCGGTGGTCATGCGGTTTGCTCCATGTCTTGTGCAATTGATGTAGGGGACCACTGCACGCCCTGGTGCGAGCCGAAGCAGTGGATGAACTCGATCAGCTCAGTCATTTCGGCCTTCGTCATCTGGCTTGTGCGCTGGCCCAGCACCACAAATCCACCGTCGATCCCTGGCACCACACGCTGCCGCTTCAGCGCAGCCGTTGCCATGTCCTTCCATGCCTCAGCGTCGAGCTTTTGTCCGTGCCATGTGATCTGCCTGGCGCAGTCTCCAAGGGCCGACCACATCAGCCGGTTTTGCGCATCGCTGCGCTTCTCTGGCCTGGCTTCGATGGTCAGCCGGTGCTCTGCCAGAAGCATCGCCTTGCACCACACCCAAAGGCGCATCAGCTCTTTGTGGCCCTGCTGGGCGTTGTACAGGGTGACGGTCTGGCGGGTCATTTCACGCAACCACCTTTGCGGCCTCATCGCGCGCCGCCTTTTCCTTCTTCAGCGCTGACCTGAAATCGCTCGGCAGCATTGACCAGAAGGCAACCGTCTGGTCGACGTCGAGAGCCTGGGCGCGGATGAAATCGAAGGCCGGGCCGATGCCGTATTCTTTGAACGACTCGACAGCTTCAGCGGCCAACTCTCGCAGGATGCTCTGATCCTCGGTGCTCATCTCAGAGAGCGCATCTTGCCCGGCCTGCTTGCCGCCAGCCGGCCGGCTCTTTGGCTTGTCATCATCCAGCGGTATTCCTTCGCCGGCCTCGGTGTTAAGGTAGTGGATTGCGGTTTCCAGCTTCGATTGCTCGACGCGCGGCCAGTATTTGTATGCCTGCTTGATGCAGGTTTTTTTGATCATTTCCCCTTCATCGGTAACCCATGGGCACGACTTCTTTTTTGCGATCCATGCCTTCCATGCGCTTGATCGATCACGGATGGAATGCACGTCCTCGATGCTCATCGCGTGTGTCAGGTAGTCGCCGTCACCCGTCTTGACGACACAGTACACGCCGACGGCATCGCCGCGATCCTTGGAAAATGGCTGATACCTGTGCGTCGGCTGCTTGTCCAGTCCGTCCAGCTCGAATGTATCGGCCGCGTGTACTACTTTGCACTGCCCCCATCGGATCGAGCCGGCCTGCATCGCAAGATCCATCAAGCCCATGTAGCTGATGTCCAAGCAGATGCGGCCATCTCGCGGCACTAGGTATGCCTGCTTCTTCGCAGGGTTCAGGCTGATGCCGATTGCGGCGATATTCGCAACAGCGTTGATGACGCTCTGGCGATTGCTCATCGCAATGCCCATGGCATAGTCGCTAGCAGTGATTGCCTGCATGGCGAAGCGTGCTTCAGCCTCGAACTTCAGTGATGGGCCTGCGACAGATTCAAACTGCGCTCTGACGCCATATATGTCACCTTCAATAACTGCAATTTGGCTCACTTGTTGCGCTCCAAGAATTCAGCCATCGCGCGGCGGATCAATTTCACAGTCGGAACCCCTGTCATCATTGACAAGGCGCGAAATGCGGCCATGTGGATCTTGAGAAGCCACACGTTTTGCCGCTCTGTTTGCTTTGTTGCCATGTGCCAATGATGCGCTATTGATGTGGCAATGTCAAGCGGTGCGGGAGCGGATTGCTTCCGCCATCTTGTCGACTGTCACCCATTTTCCAGAGCACATCTTTTCGACGAGCTTGGCGCAGGCCTCTCGCTCCTTCGCCACTTCCTGCGCTGCGTACGCTTTGCCGTATGCGATCAGGTCGGCCCGCTCATATCCATACGACCCGACGAATCCAATCTCAGGCAATTGGGGATGTTCTTCAGTGCTCATGGCATCACCTTCGGTGCGGGGTGGGTGTAGATCCTCACCCGGTCGGATCTCGGCTCAGTCGAAAGCTCGCACAGCGCATTGTTCCACCCGGCTGCATGGCGCAGATGGTCTGCTCTGATGTAGAGTGCCCGGCCATCATCCACGGGTGCGGCCAGGGCGTCGTGCAGTTCGGCGATGGATGCGTCATGCTTTTCCAGTAGCGCACGCTGAAATACGACCTGCAGTGCCCCGCGATCCTCGTTAAGCATAGTGCAAAGTACTTCGTTCACGTCCTCTCGGGATGATTCGAGCGCATCAAGCGCCCGCTGTAAGAGTTCTCGGTTCATTTCGTGCCCTTACTATCTTTCGGTGCATGCTCAGTGCATTTGACAATTGCCACGATGCCGCGTGTGGTGATGACCTGCATTTCTGCAAACGGCAGGTGTGAGCAGTTCCGTTTTGCATGTTTGCATGTCATGCACATTCCACCTTTAGGTTGGTAAATGTAGGCCATTGCATTCCTTGTTTTAATTGACTTGCAGGCATCGCGCACAAGCTTCCTGGCCCCGAGCCTGTTCGACAGCCAGTGCGTCAGCTCTGCAGAGTCATCTTGCGTGTGGTCGGTTTGCGCATTTGTCGCGGCCCGAACCCGGCCGCGTGAGGAGGGGATGCAGTCCCAAGCCAATCGACCCCGATGCGCTTGCCAGGATCTGTCGAGCAGCCACAAATCAGCGTTTTCCGGTGACGATCCAGGCTACAAGCGCCCAGGGTGCAGCTACAAGCATGCTCAACAGCGTCATAGACACCGCCAGCAGCGCGACGGGCAGCCAGCACAGGCAGTGGATGATGCTGCTCCGGCTGGGCTTCGTTCCGTGATCGAGCGGGGTGAATGAAGTGGTCATGATTTACATAGGTAGAGAGGGAAAGCCCGCGCAGTGCCGCCGCAGCGCCGCGCTTCATCCATCGCGTCATCCTGCGCAAACTCGCCGAAAAACATCCGATACAGGACTGACACGGCCCAGGCGTATGGTTTGGTCATCACAGGCTCCAATCTCTGTTTGTCCACATATACGCCCGGCCTTGCGGGAGTTTGTCCATCTGCTTGTCTGCATACCATTTGCGCCCCTTATCTGTGACGTCGCCAGATCTCTTGACAAGACCAAGCTCGATTGCGCCTGACAAGTGATACATAAATCCACCCAAGCTTCCGAAGTGCCTGAATTTGTCGTTGTGCTCGATCAGGCCCTTCACAATCGCGGCTGTGAAGCATGTTGGCTCTGTCATGACATCCACCCCGCCAGTACGAGCACGATGTCGTCCGCATAAACTCCGGTCAGCACGACGGCGGCAATAATTGCTGCAGGCATGATCGCATACCAAAACACGACACGCAGCGCGGCACGATCGCATTCAATCTGCAAATCATGAGGCTGGCTTAGCTGATTGGATCGCAGCCATTCGTCACTCGGGTGGCTCAGCGTGTCGACGATGCGATGCAGCGTCCCGCGCTTGTTGCACACGTGCGGAATCTTGCAGGGCTGGCTGCCATTGTTGCAGTAGCCTCGGCAGTATGAGGGGAGATTATCGACGTCGAGTGATTCGGTCATCATAGGATACCCCCATTCGTCGGTGATTACGGTGTAGGCATCGGGCGGCCAGGTGCGGGCGGTGGTCATGATGCAACCCATTCGATGTGCTTCACCAGCGCCGCACATATACGCCGGAAGTCGCTCGGCCGGTACAGCCGGGCGGCCTTGTCGGTGGCTCTGTGCACGATGCCAAGCTCTGCCAGGCCGGCAGCGCTCAGGCTGATCGGCGCAAGCCTGTCGTTGATGTCGCCAAGCTTGAGCGTTGCCGGCTCGTCGGCGGCTGGCGGCACTGGCTGCATGGGGGGCGGTGCCGGTGCAATGGCTGCTTGCTCGGCCAGCACCAGCGCGAGGCAGCGGGCATCTTCGGCGTCCTTGGCATCCTTCGCACGCTGCTGCTCGGCGGCGGCGGCATCTGCCCGCCGGCGCTCGAACTCTGCCCGCTCATCGGCCAACGCCTGGGCGGCTCGGCGCTGCTCGGCCTCTGCTGCCAACTGCTTCCGGCGCTGCTCTGCCTCCAGCGCTGACACACGCTCGCGCTCGGCCTGCGCCGCCACCTCGATCTGCCGGCGCTCAGCGGCCAGCCGGTCGCGCTCGGCCTGCTGCTCGGCGGCGATGCGGGCCTGCTCCGCCCGGGCGGCTTTGGCGGCGATGCGCTCGCGCTCCTGCTGCTCGGCGCGCAGTCGGGCCAGTTCGGCGCGCTCGGCCGCAAGCCGGGCCTGTTCCGACTCATGTTCGACGGCGGCTGTGTACAGCGTTTGCAGCTTGCCAAACACCTCGGACCGGGCGCACTCGGCCGTCGGTAGCTGCTCCTCGAAGTCGGCCTGGAACAGCTCCAAGCCCTGGGCATGCTCGATGCAGGCAGCGATGTCTGCAGCCTTCGTGCCGGCCGGCAGCATGGCCAGCGCGCGGATGGCGTTGATCTTGTCGGCAATGGCCTGCACCCGGCGCGCTTCCGCTTGGCGCTTGGCCTCGCGCTCGGCTTCGCGTCGGGATTCGTCGGCCTTGATCTGCTCGTCGATGGGCTTCTCAAGCGCGATTATCTCTCCGGTAATGCGCGCCGCCTCGGCGTCGATCAGGCGCGAGCGCTCCAGGGCCGGCGCCTTCAACTCCTTGCGCTTGGCCTCCAGGCTGGTGCGCAGTTTCACGAGTTCGAGCCGGGCGGCACGCGCCTCGTTGTTGCCCTTGGTAGTGGTCACATCCCACACCACGCCGGAAAAGCGCTGGCGCAGATCGGCCAGGGCGGCGGCAGTGGGCGAGTATTCGGCTAGCGCGCAGTTCGGCGCTTCTCTGGTAGCGTTGCTCATGCTGTTTTCTCCTCTGCTTTGAACCATTCCGGAAATTCAGCCCTGGCCCATTGATACGCCTCTTCCGATCCCATGCGGCCAATCATGTCCAGCGCAATTTCGCGCTGCTGCTGCTCGCCACAGATGATCTCGATTTCCATTCCTTGCTTGCCGCCCGCGTATGTGATCGGGCGGACAGACTCAAGCATCTTGATTTGCAGTTTGTGCGGGCGGCTCATGCTCCGCGCTCCTTGCGCGCTATCCCGCGCTGCTCGTTAGCCATCTCGGCCGCGTCTTCATCGAGCCGGGCCTGAATTTGCTTCGTGATGGCCAGGTCGTGCCACGGGCGAAGCATTTCCATGATTTCAACATTCCCAAGCCAGACGTACAGTGCAAAAATATGCCCGGTTTCTTGATCGATCTCATAGTCAACCGACACCTCGATCAATTGCCCGGCTTCGTTCTTGATGTGCAGGTTGTGCGCACGGGTCAGTCCGTGCTTCGGGCTGGGCGGCGTGAGCCTGGCCCGCAGCTGGTCGATGGTCGTTCGGTGACCCTCTACCTGCAGCGCCCGCTCGCCAGCTACGTCGACCCAGCGATTGCGGTCTGCCTCCATGCTGGCGCAGTCGTTCATGGCCTTCAGCAGGGCGGCCTCCAGGATGCGCAGCGATTGCGCCCCTGCGCTTTCCGCGCTGCGGCAAAGCTCTGCCCAACGCTCGGCAATTTCGTTTTCTGCCATCTTGCATTCCTCTGTTGATGTGCGCCCCATGGCCCACTCGCAATGCTCTGGCATTGCGGGTAGGTCAGCCCGCGCACCTCGTGTGATGGCGGGCTGATCGGTTGGTCATTTCTGCATCTTGTGATCCTTTCAGCAGTCGAATTCGTCGACGTTGGCCATTGCGACCACAGTGCCGCTTGCATCACGCACAGCCGCTTGATGGCCGCCATTCGCCAGCGGGGCGAAAGTCACGCCGAAATCAGAACCGAAGTCATGGAAGGTGCGGCTCTGGCGGGCTTCGTTCCCACGGCAGGCCTCGAAGATCACATCACTGGCGGCGCCGCCAGTGATCGCGCTGCTGATGTAGGTAAGGTCTTGCATCTCTGTCTCACTTGGTTGCCCACTGCGGTGTTGCAGCGCATGACTGAAATGTAGGCCGTTCGATGTGCCATTGCAAGCTTTTTCTGCGACACAAGTGATTCACAGAAAAGCGACAAAAGTGGCCCAGCATGGCGTATGATCTGCGCATGAATCGAGCACAAGCGCACATGCAGCAGCTTCACCGGCTGGGCTGGACGATGGCGGCAATCAGCCGCGTGTCGGCCTGCTCAAGGAGCACGCTGTACCGTGTCGAGCAGGGGGCTGACGTGTCCCTGCCGACGATCAAAGCAATCTTGGCTGTGCGGGGATATCCGCCAGCCCGGACAACGAAGGAGCAAGCGAAATGATGATCTACATCAGCGGCCCCATCACGGGCCTACCTGCCGGCAACAGGCCGGCGTTCACGGCTGCAGCGCTACAGCTCGCCGGCCTGGGCCACACCGTCATCAACCCGCACGAGATCGGCGACCTCGTGCGGAAAGGCCTGCACCCGAAAGATCCAACATGGTCGGACTACATGCGCACTGACATCGTTGCAATGATGGGGTGCGATGCCGTAGCGCTGCTCGAGGGCTGGGATCTGTCGCGCGGCGCGAAGGTTGAGTACGACCTTGCCTTCCACCTGTGCATGCCCTGTATGCCGCTGGCGGCGTGGATCGAACAGGGAGCGGCGTCATGATGGGCGATGACACCCCGGACCAGTCCACCGTATGGTCGGCGCCCGCAGAGGTGCAGCACATCCTCTACCGCGAGATCACGCGGCGCATGTTGGCAGCTCGTGGTGTCACCCCGGCGCTGGCCTGCGGCGTCGGCTGCGCCACGTGCGGCGTGATCGATGCCAGCCCGGCACGCTGCGAGCAGTGCAATGGCGTGCATATGGCCGGCACGCATCGCCCCGCCCCACGGTACGACACGTCGGCCGGCGCAGTCGGTGCGATAGCCAACTCTGTGCGGAAACGCACATGCCGATGCGGAGTAGACGGATGCGCTGATGGGCAGTGCCCAGGGCGGCCCGTATGACCCGTCGTAGGCCACCTCGGCCGGGCTACAAATCGGCGCCGGAATACGTGCTGCAGGTAATCGGCAACACGATGGCCAATGGGCAATATTTCATGGCCCTTGTCTTCCCGAATAGTATCCAGACCACGCCATCAAAAGACCTGGCACTGCGCATGCGCGGCGCTGGCCTAGCAAGCTCTGAGCGTGCGATCAATCGCCGAGGCTACATCGTCGAGCGGGTGCCCGCATGACCCTGCCTGGCGACATCTGCCGCTGCCTAGGCCGGCGCGACTGGACCGCCGAGACGGACACATGCCCCAAGCGGGCCGCGTGCGAGCGTTACCAGGCCATGCAGGCGGGCGACTGTGGCGCAGGCGCGCCGTGGTCTATGTGGCTGTGCAGGACACTGCTTTTCGAGCGCATCCTGCCCGTCGACAAGTCCTGACCCGCCAACCACCCAGCCCGCACCACGCGGGCTTTTTTGCGTCTGTTCGTTTCCGCACCCGGGCGGTGATATTTCTGCTGTGTGGGCTGGCGTACCGACGCGGTAACGGGTACAGTGCACGCATGTAACGCACGGTGCGTTACGCAGCGTTATAAAGGCGTTACGCGCATGTACAACAAGCTTTTCACGAAGATATTGGACTCATCGATCTGGCTGGCGCCAGACCCATACCGGCTGGTCTGGATCACGTTCCTTGCTGCGATGGACGAGGATGGCAATGCAATGTTCGCGTGCGCAGACAACGTGGCGGCGCGTGCCCGGGTGACAGTCGAGGATGCCGAGTCGGCTATCAAGGCGTTTGAGGCGCCCGACCGAAAGAGCGGCGACCCGGAGAACGAAGGCCGGCGTATCGAGCGGTTCCCGGGCGGCTGGCATGTGCTGAACGCGCACAAGTACCGCGCCCAGGTCACGAAGGCCATCATCAGGGAGCAGACGCGGGTTCGGGTTGCCGAGTACAGGGCGCGTAACGCACAGGTAACGCCGACTAACGCAAAGCTAACGCCATCAGAAGCAGTATCAAAAGCACAATCAGCAGCAGAGACAAAGGCAGAAGAGAAGAAGCCGCGCAAGCGCGCCGCACCGGCTGCGCCGCTGCAGTGCCCGCCCGATGTCGATCCACAGGTCTGGGCTGACTGGTGCAAGCTGCGCAAAGACAAGCGGGCCACCGTGACCGATACGGTCGTCGGCGGAGCGCGAGAAGAGGCAGAGAAGGCCGGCATGACGCTTGAGGCGTTCTTGAGGGTGTGGTGCCGTCGAGGCAGCCAAGGACTTGAGGCGAACTGGCTGAAGCCGGAGGGGCGCAAAGCATCATCACGCAAACATTCAGGTTTCGAGTCCAAAAACTATCGTGATGGAGTGAATGAAGATGGATCATTTAATTAATGCTGCAGTTCGAGCTGCAAAGCTTGGCCTTCATTTCGACAAAGCCGGGAAAGGACCAAGCACGCACGATATCGGGTCTGAAGAAAGAACCTGCACGGAGCACGGCCCATATAAATCAGATGGTCGGAAGTACACGCTGTTCAACCCGCCGCGCGAGATATGGACGCGGTGCCCTGCTTGCATAAGCCGGGACCAAGCCGCTGTTGACGCGCATGAAGCAGAGCAGCGCATGAAGCGCGCGATGGCGCAGCGTGAAGAGCTGATCAAGCAGTCATGCCTTCCGGCTCGATTCGTCGGCCGTGGCTTTGAAAACTTCGTCGCATCGACGGATGAGCAAAAGCGGGCGCTGACGATCTGCCGAGACTACGCTGAGGGCTTCGAATCCGAATCGCGCAAGAACGGGTCAAGCCTTGTGCTGTCCGGAAAGCCAGGGACCGGGAAGAGCCACCTATGCGCAGCCGTGATCCAAGCCGTGATGTCCACCGCATGCTGGGCTCAATACGTCACCTGCATGGACATGGTCCGGATGATTCGCGGGACATGGCGGAAGGACAGCGAGCAATCCGAGGAGGATGTGCTTAACCAGCTCGGAGAGCGGATTGATTTGCTCGTGATCGATGAAATAGGCATGCAGTACGGAACCGACGGCGAGCAAACGATAATATTCGACGTGCTCGACCGCAGATATCGTGAGTGCAAGCCGTCAATACTCCTGACGAACCAGGACAAGGCGGGCTTCAAGGACTATGTGGGGGAGCGGATCTTCGACCGGATGACCGAGGTCGCAAGGTGGGTTCCTTTCGACTGGTCGAGCTATCGGCCGACAGCCAGGAAGGCCGCGCAATGAGCGACTACGCCAACGGCTTCGTTGCCGGCGAATCAGCCGCCTACCGTGACCGCCAGGCGGGCCGCAGGCGCTCTGCACCCATCGGTGACATGGCCGAGTACACGCGCGGATTTTGGGCGGGGTACGTGCCCCGCAATCCGGTCTGGGCGCTGACGTCCAAGCCGGTCAAGCCGTACACGGAGGCTGACGAATGACAAAGCCACACATCACCCGCTACTTTCACCACCCAGCTACCGGGAACCATCGCGCACTGATCACGTGGCGCTGCGCCGGCGCCGGGCTTGTGGGGTATGGCAAGAGCCCCAGCGTTAGCTATCGATCATGGCGCATTCAGTACGACGCCGAGCTGGCCAGGCGCATCGCTGCGGGGATGCCGTGATGACCGCGTACTACAGCGAATTCGACCCGCGCGCCGCCGCATGGCTGCGCGAACTCATCAAGGCCGGCCACATCGCTGACGGTGAAGTCGACACAAGGAGCATCGAGGATGTCTGCCCGCGAGACCTGGACGGATTCAGCCAATGCCATTTCTTCGCCGGCATCGGCGGATGGTCATATGCCCTGCGACTGGCTGGATGGGACGACGCTCGACCTGTTTGGACCGGCTCCTGCCCTTGCCAACCTTTCAGCGCGGCAGGCAAAGGCCTCGGGACGGCTGACGAGCGGCACTTATGGCCAGCCTTCTTCCACCTCATTGAGCAGCGCAAACCTACAAGCGTCTTTGGCGAACAGGTTGCAAGCGCTGACGGCCTCGTGTGGCTCGACCTTGTACGCGCTGACCTGGAAGCAGCGGGCTACGCCTTCGGGGCTGCGGATCTGTGCGCTGCGGGCGTCGGCGCCCCGCACATCAGGCAGCGTCTCTACTGGTGTGGTGTCGGCCTGGCCGACACCAGCGGCACGGGACTGGAAGGGCTCAACGCTGGAGCGATGGGGAACGAACGCCCGACCGCTGAACGAGGTGGCGGTGTTGTCCGGCTGGCCGACGCCACTAAGGCAGGACGGGAACTCGTCGGGCGGCGAGGGGGCGATTGCGCGCGGGACGCGGGGGCATACGCTGACCAGCATCACGATGCACATGCAGCCGGCCCGACTGACAGCTTCTGGCGAGCTGCTGACTGGCTTGCCTGCCGGGATGGAAAGTGGCGGCCAGTTGAACCCGGCACATTCCCGCTGGCTCATGGGCTACCCGCCCGAGTGGGACGCCTGCGGGGTTACGGCAATGCCATCGTCCCGCAAGTCGCGGCCATGTTCGTGAAGGCAGCAAAGGGGATGCCGTGATCTGCTGCCGCTGCGGGCGCCCGATGCTGCCCAGGCCATCCACCCCCGTGCTGACCGACAGCAAGGGCCGAACGGTGGCATGGGGGCCGCGCTGCGCCCGTCTTGCGGGGCTAGTCAAGCCGCGACCGGAGCGCAAGCCAGCCAGGCCACCGACTGCAGCCAGGGCGCGGGAATTTGTGGGGCAGGCCGATTGGGTCGAAGATGAAAGCCGTGCAAATAGTGCTTGACATGGTGTGACTGCACGTGCAGAATGAAGGCACTGAATCAGCAACCCAACGGAGCAAGCACCATGACCCCCCACTTCACCGCCGCCAAGATCACCCACAACGGCAAGCCGGCAGCCGAATTGGCTGTCCGCGGGACAACCGCAAAAGATCACGCCAGCCTGCGCACGCTGTTGGATGCGCTGGGCTACGGCCCGGCATCCGGAATGGACAACGCGCGCAGGATTGTTTGCACAACGAAGGCCGAAGTTGATGCGGCTCGCGGCCCGCTTGCCAAGTTCTTCGATGAAAAAGGCAATTTCCAAGCCTGACCACCGGCCCTTCGGTCCCTTCGGGGCCTTCCACCCAAGGAGACACCATCATGATCCGCATCCCTGAATTCGCCGCTCCCGTCGTTCCGGCTTCCGTCATCACTGCCGCCATTGCATGCAACTTCGGCAAGCCCGGCCTGTCGACGAAGCGCGCCATCGACGCCGATGAAGTCGAGGAGCTTGCCGCCGAGCTGCAGAACGCCAAGCGCCGGGTGCGCGTGTACAGCGCCTGGGGCTTCGTCCCGAACAGCTACCGCAACCGCTGCACCATCCAATTCGTCGAAGCGACCCTGATCGATGGTGTGTGGCATATCGGCACGGGCTGGTGCGGCGCGCAGCGGTCTGGAGGCTCTGCCAGCCGGGTTGTTGTGCAGTGAGCACCCCGGCGAAGAAGATGGGCCGCAAGCCCCTTCCGCCAGGCCTGGCGCGCACTGCCAGGCTTGAGCTGCGGCTGCACGCAGACGATCTGTATGCATGGCGCGCGATGGCGGCGGACAAGGGGGTAAATCTCACACGCTGGATCGAGCTGGCGTGTGCCGAGAAACTACTTAGGGATGCAAAATGACGAAGTCTCGGAATATCAGGCAGTCGCCGAAAGGCTGGACGGAAGAAGAAGATGCCATTCTGCTCAAGAACATCGGCATGGGCGCCAGGAAGCTTGCATCATCTGGCCTGCTTCCTGGCCGGCTGAATGGGCAGATCCGCAACAGGTACGCTCTTTTGCGCGGCGTGAAAAACCCAGGGCGCGGTGAAAAGCCTGTTGTCCTGCAAACAGCGCCACAGTTTTGCCGGCAACACAGCGGCGTGTTTTGGTCTTACCCACAGGTCATGTCGGGGGAAGCATGAACAGTCTATTCACAAAGTTCAAGATCGGTGAACACGTCCGCAAAACCAGCGGCGCTGCGTGGGAAGGGTATATCGTCGGGTTCTACTCGACGATGTTCACGCCAGAAGGGTATGCTGTGGAAAGTATGTTTCACCCAGGGTCGGTGCAGATATACCCGGCGAAGGCTCTGAAACTTGTATCAGGTGAGCCAGAATGAGTGCGAACAAGCGGCCCCGCAAGGCCTACAAGCCGCGCCCCGTGCTTGTGTCGCCACTGCCTTTCTGCTCATCGGCCTACATGCTTCGTGCCATCGGCCTGCGCGTGCGCAGCGAGGTGGATGCAGTGGTGAGCCACGATGCCCAGCCGCAGCATGTGCATGCCCTGTCTGCCGAGATCGTTTCCCTTGCCGCCGCAATCGACATCGCCAGGGCAAAGCCGGACCACTGCCAGGTCGACCCCGATGCGCTGGAGCAGGCCGGCGAGGAGGTGCACCGCATCGCACATTCAATCGCGAGCGTCACGCAGCGCATGGAGCAAACTGGAAAGATTGGATGCAGCGGGACTGAGCGCGCCGACATACTGCAGCTCGCCGATATCTATGAACAACTGCTGACCGCACTACCCCGCAGAATGTGGCACGATGCATATGAGCGGGCAATTCAACAGCCAGAAATGAGGGTAGCAGCGTGATGAAAATCGACGTGAGCGTATCAATCGACGGTGAGCAGCCTGTGCGCGATGCCGTAAACCGGTGCTGGGCGGAAATGTTTGCACCGCCGAAATACACTGGTGAAAAGGGCGGGGCAGGATATGAGGCCGTGAAGAAACAGGCGCTGGCGTACATCGACACGCTAGACATCACTGCAGAAATTGCACGTATCGCTCCGGCAAAACTCGCTGCGACAGTTGATGATGTGGTGCATGATGCGCTGATGGCTGCAGTCAAGAAAAAGGCAAAGTCAATGCGCGACACCGGGCAGCTCCTGGCTGGGGTTGAAAATGGGAAAGCCTGAATTCGAGGACACGGACGGCGAGCAGGGCTTCACCCAGGCCAGGATCGACAAGCACGTCAGCAATCTGACCCGCATGCGCATCAGCATGGACCGGGTGACGTACCTGCACGAGCTGGAGCGCGCCGAGGGGCCGATTGCAGCGCGCAAGGTCAGCGATGAATACGCAAGGCAGGCCGGGCTGATCCGGGAAAGAGCATGAGAACCTGCGCGCACTGCAGCAAGGAATTTGAGCCGCGCTACACCACGCTGCAGGCCGTCTGCGGCCCCCGGTGCGCCAGGGCGAAGGTGACGGCAGACAAGCGATCAGCGAAGCAGTCTGAGCGCGCGGCCGACAGGAAGGCTAGAGAGTCGATGAAGACCCTGCCGCAGCTCAAGGCCGAAGCCAAGGCCTGGATGCACCTGTGGGTCCGCCTGCGCGACAAGGACAAGGGGTGCATATCGTGCGGCGAGCCACTGCAAGGCCCGGCAGTCGGCGGCGCATTCGATGCTGGCCATCTCCGCAGTGTCGGCAGCGCGAAACATCTTGAGTTCGATGCACGCAATGTCCACGGGCAGTGCAAACACTGCAACCAGTTCAAGGGTGGCGATCCAGTGCGCTATCGCATTGGCCTGATTGCTCGCATTGGATTGCAAGCCGTTGAAGAACTCGATTATGATGAGACGCCGCGCAAATACACGCGGCACCAAATGCGCGAACTGCGTGAGCACTTCAAAGAGCTTGCAAAGAAAGAGCAACAACGAGTCAAGGATGCATAGCCCCGTATGGAGCGGGGGCAGACAGTAAATCTGCTATCTAACGGTCCCATGGGTTCGATTCCCTAGGCATCCACCATCAACCTAAAACCGGAAATGAAATGAGCATCACCCACTTGCTGAACAAGCGCGAAGAACTCGCCGCACAACTCGCCGCCCACGAGGCCATGATTGCGGATGCCCGCAAGGCCGAAAAATCCGAGGCGCTGGGCCAGATCAAGGCCATCATGGCTGAGCATGGCATCACGTCCGAGCACCTGGGCACCAAGGCCGCAGTCAAGGCCACCAAGCCAGCGCGCAAGAAGGCCGAGCCCAAGCCCGGCGCCGTGACCTACAACATCAACGGCACGATCTACGTGCAAGGCCAGCGCGGCCGGGTGCCGGCGGTCGTTGCTGCGGCGCGTGAGGCGGGCACGCTGGATCACTACCGGGTGGCGGCCTGAGTCGATGGCTCGACCGTCTAAGCTGAGCCCGGCGCAATGGCAGGAGGTGGCGAGGCGCCACGCTGCCGGCGAAGGCGTCAGGGCGCTGGCGCGTGAGTTCGGCGTTGATGAGTCATCGGTGCGGGCAAAGGTAAACCCGCATACCCCGCAGGTGCGGGCTGTCGCGCAGAAGCTCGCCGCCGCTCAGACGGAACTTGCCGCGCTGCCGGTGCCGCAGCAGTACGCGGCCGTTAGCCTGGCCGAACGCCTGCGCAACATCAGCGCGAGCCTGGCCAGTGCCGCAGAGTTGGGCAGTGCCACAGCACACCGGCTGCATGCGCTGGCAAACAGCGAGGTCGCCAAGGTGGACGACGCCGAGCCGATGGCATCGATCGACAGCCTGCGCAACGTCGGCGTTCTGACCAAGCTCGCCAACGATTCCAGCCACATCGCTTTGAACTTGTTGGCCGCGAACAAGGCCAGGGTCGAGAAGCTGGAAGATGCGGGAGAGCAACCGCACATGATCCGTATCGTGCATGAGTGAGGTGATCGCGCGTTTCCCGAAGAAGCTGGCGGGTCTGGATGTACCGGCCCGCTACAAATTCATCCGTGGTGGTCGAGGATCAGGCAAAAGCTGGGGCGTCGCTCGCAAGCTGCTGATACGCGGAGCATCGCAGACGCTGCGGATACTGTGCACGCGCGAGGTGCAGAAAAGTATTGCGCAATCTGTGCACCAGTTGCTCAGGGACCAGATCGAGGCCCTAGGCCTGGGCGCGTTTTACCAAGTGCTGCAGACTGAGATTCGAGGCGCCAATGGGACGCAGATATTCTTCTCAGGCCTGAGCGATCAAACGGCCGAATCGATCAAGAGCTTTGAGGGGGTGGATATCGTCTGGTGCGAGGAGGCGCAAGCCATCACGCAACGCTCGTGGCGCATCCTGACGCCGACGATCCGCAAGGAGGGTAGCGAGATATGGGCGACCTACAACCCAGAACTTGAGAGCGATGAAACGCACCGGATGGCGGTTACTGAGCCGGCGCCTGGCACGGTCAGCATCGAAATGAACTGGCACGACAACCCATATTTCCCGGCTGTGCTGGAGGCTGAGCGGGTGCATGCACAGAACACGATGAAACCGGATGATTACGCGCACACCTGGGAAGGCAAGTGCAAGCCTGCTGTTGAGGGTGCGATCTATTTCGACCAGATGAGCGCAGCAGGCCCGCGTATCGGTGCTGTGCCCCACGACCCGCTGCTGAAGACCCATGCCGTGTGGGATCTTGGGTTTAACGACTGCATGGCAATCATCCTCGTGCAAAAGGTCAGCAGCGAGATCCGGATCGTGCACTACATCGAGGATTCGCAGCGCACACTCGCGAGTTACAGCGCCGACCTGAAAGCCCTGACGCTGGACGGTGAGCCTGTGAACTGGGGAACGCACTACCTACCGCACGATGGGTTCGCCAAGCGGCACCAGACCGGGCGCATGGACGCTGACGTGCTGCGTGGCCTGGGGTGGAATGTGCCGGGTGACTCAGGAAGCCCAGGGATACCGCAGGCAGGCATTGAACAGGGCATCAAGCGCGCACGTGAGGTGTTCGGCCGGATCTACTTCAACAGGGAGCGCGCGGCCCGCCTGATCGAATGCCTGAAGCGATACAGGCGCCAGATCAGCGCATCGACGAATGAGCCTGGCGCCCCTGTGCATGATGAGTATTCGCACGGTGCCGATGCGTTCAGATACCTTGCACTCTGCGTCGACAACATGAGCAACGACGAATGGGGTGGTGTGCTCAAATACCCAACGATGGGGTACAGATGACCGTCCGTGGCCGTGTTGCTACACTTGGCGCCTATGGCCAAGAAATATAGCGACAGCGAGCTAGCGGCGATCCTCGAAAAGGAGCTGAAGCAGGCCCTTGGTTCCCCCACGTCTGAGGTGGCACAGCTCCGCCTTCGGAACTTGCAGTACTACAAGGCCGAGGCGACCGGTGAGCTCGCCCCGCCGTCCATCCCCGACCGGTCACAGATCGTCGCGTCTGACGTGGCGGATACTGTCGAGTGGATGCTGCCCAGCCTGATCCGCGTGTTTGCCGCGTCGCCCGACGCCGTCGAGTGCACGCCAACTGCTGAGCGATTCGCACCACAGGCAAAACTTGCCAGCGAGTACATGCGGCACTGTTTCTGGAAGAAGAACGACGGCTTCGGTGTGCTGAACAGCATGTTCCGCGATGCGCTGGTGCAGAAAGTCGGATTCGTCAAGGTCTACTGGGAAGAATCAAGGCGAGATATTGAGGAGTCATACAAGCAACTGACGGCCGAGCAGGTCGAGGAAATGCTCGAGGATGATGACGTGGAGGTGCTGGAGAAGGAGGTTCAGACCGTCCAGATCGAGGCACCAGAAATGCCCGGCATGCCTGAGCAGCCTCCGATGCAGATCGAGGTGTACGACCTCAAGGTGAAGCGCGAGAAGGTCGAAGATCGCTGCGTCGTCAAGTGCGTGCCCCCCGAGGAAATGCGCGTTCATCCCCGCGCGCGGTACGGCGAAGATCCGCTGTTCGTCGCGCACGAGTTCTACCGCACCCGGGCCGAGCTTGAGGCGGACGGTTACGACCTGACAAACACCAGCACCGAGGACTCATGGAACATCGAGGAAATCGAGCGCGCGAACACGCAGACGCCGTTTTTCTACGATGCATCAGACGGTGAACTGCAGCGGTACAAGTGCAGCGAGTGCTACATCAAACTCGATCAAGACGGCGACGGCATCCCTGAGTGGCTACGCGTCTTCATGATCGGCAAGACGGTGATGGAGCAGGAGAAGGTTCCAGATCACCCTTTCGTCTGGTTCTGCCCGATCCCGCTGCCTCATACGTTCTTCGGCCTTTGCCCGGCCGACATGGCCATCGAGCCGCAGCGCCTGCGCACGTCGCTGATGCGGGCGATTCTGGACAATGTCTATCTGTCCGTGAACCAACGCACGGCCGTTGTCGAGGGGCAGGTGAATCTTGATGACCTGCTGATGTCGCGCCCTGGCGGCGTGGTTCGGGTCAAGACGCAAGGCGCGATGGTTCCAGTTCCTCAAAACGGTCTGGATCAATCGGCATGGCAGATGGTCGAATGGTCTGAGCAGTGGCGAGAAACCCGCACGGGGTACACGCGATATTCGCAGGGCATGAGCCCGGATGCACTTAACCCAACTGCGACGGGAGTTTCTCTCATCGCAGAGAAGGCAGACCAGCGGACCGAACTCATCGCCCGGGTTGCGGCAGAATCCGTGCGGAAGATATTTGGAAAGATGCTGGCTTGCATGTGCCGGTATCAAGAGGTCGAGGAAATCGTTGAGCTGATGGGAAAATGGGTGCCAATCGATCCGCGCGAGTGGGACGAGGGCTACCAGATCACCGTCAATGCCGGCCTGGGGACCGGGTCGAAGGACAAGAAGGCCATCGTGTTGCAGCAGATCATGCAGATGCAAGCGCCCATGGCGCAGGCCGGCGTGATCAGCCCGCAGGCCGTGATCCTGGCGGCGCGCAAGTTCGTCGATGCATCCGGTCTGCAAGGGGCTGAGGAGTTGTTCCCCGACGCGCAGCAGCCACAGCCGCACCAAGACCCCAAGATGATGCAGGCCCAGGCGCAGATGCAGCACGATGCACAGCAAGCGCAGTTGCAAATGCAGGCGGACCAGGCCAGCAAGCAGTCCGAGCTACAGCTTGAGCATGAGCGCATGACGATGCAGGCCCAGGTGGACACCAACCGCCAGCACGTCGAGGCACAGCAAAAACAGGCAGAGGCACAGCTGCAAATGCAGCTTGAGCAGTACAAGGCCGACCAGCAAATGCAGATCCGGACGCAAGAGATCGAGTTCGAGCGCTGGAAGGCCCAGCTGCAAGCCGAGACGCAGATTTACATCGCCCAGATGAGCCAGGGCAATGCGGCGCCAGTCGACACGGCAGGCGGGCAGGACCTGACAAGCGCTCTGGCTGTCAGCATCGACGGGTTCCGGGCTGCAGTTGAACAGATGGGCAAGCCGAAACAGATCATTCGCGGGCCTGATGGCCGCGCTGCAGGCATCGCATGAGCATCCAATACAGCACCACGCACCGCACCAATGCGATGACGCAGCTCGCTACCGATATCGGCGCGTCTGCAGTCATCAAGATCTGGTCGGGAACGGCGCCTGCGAACTGCGGGGCAGCCGACACTGGCACTCTGCTGGTGACATTTGCGGGCAATGCTGGCGGGTTCGGCTCTGCCTCGGGCGGCGTGCTGACGGCTGCGGCTGTCGCATCGGCCACGGCTGGGAATTCCGGGACCGTGGGCTACTTTCGCATCTACCCAACTGCAGCCACGAGCACCAACGCCGTTGTGCAGGGGACGGTGGGCACATCAGGCACCGACATGATCGTGACCAGCGCCAGCATCACGAGCGGGCAGACGTGTAATTTCACCTCGTTGACCGTCACGGCGTTCGGGGTCTGATATGGCCGACAACAGCCTTTCCAGCGGCGGCGACAACATCCGGGACATTGACCGGCTTGGCGCTGGCGTCAAGACCCAGGTCGTCCAACTCGACTACGGCGGCAGCAACGCCAACGCCGAGACGCTGGTCACCACAGCCAGCCCCCTGCCGATTCAGCCGGCCGCCACGCTGTTCTTGTTCTCGGCCAACGGCACGAACAGCAGCACGACACAGCTCGGCGCCGGCCAGACCTTCGTCGGCGCCGTCGAGAGCATCCAGAGCCAGCAGACGATTTCAATCCTGGCCACGAGCGACCAGCCGGGCGAGTTGACCCTGATCGAGTTTATCGACGCGGCTGGGCAGTTCCCGTGCAACACCATCGTCGAGTCGATCACGCCCGGAGTGCCGTATTCAGAGGCCTATACGGCAAACGGCAATTACTTTCAGGCGCAGTTTGAAAACATCGGCGCCAGCCCGACGACGAAGTTCACGCTGAACATCGCCTACGGCACATTGCCGGCTGTCACGTCGCTCGGGAATGGCCAGGTCGCTCTGAACGAGATCGGAGGCAAGGCCATCAGTGGGACGGTCCCGGTCACCGTCGCCAACGACCCGACGCCGGTGCTGCGCTCCCACGATGACCTGCTCACCCTGATCCTTCTCGAATTGAGGATCATGAACACCATCCTGTCGTCCGAGTTCCGCACTCGTGACGAACTCGGCATTCTTCGCGCTGACCCGACCATCTTGAACAACTGAAAGGCAAACCATGCTTGTGCAACTGCAGGCCGGTGCGATCCCGACCCAATCCAACAAGAGCGGCCAGAACAACGCGGCGCAGGGCTGGCTGAACGAAACGCTCGTCAGCGAGACTGCTCCACAGTATTCGACGCTGAACCAGAACGGCTTCGTGTTCACGGCGTTTGTCAATGCTGCAACCCTGGCGGCCACCCATGCCAGCCCGCTGGCGGCAGGCACCGGAACGCCCATCCTGTCGATCTACAACCCGGCAAACAGCGGCCGGAACATCCATCTGCTCAAGACCAAGCAGACGACCACCAGCGGAACGCCCGGCGGGCCGCTGCTCTGGAACATCGTTCCGAACCCGGCCAACATCACCAGCGCGTCGACCAGCCCCGTGAGCAACATTGTCGGCGGCGGCGCTGCGTCGGTGGTGAAGTGCTGGAACAACTCGGCCGTGACCGGCTCGACGGCAGGGACGGCGTATCGCGCCCTGGGCGGCTCTGCAGCGGTGGCTGCCGGCGCCGGCATCTACTCACACGAGGAGGAGCACAAGGGGGATCTGATCATCCCGCCCGGCACGATGATGGCTCTGTGCTGCACCGCAGCCGGCACCACACACATCATCTCGGCGTGGTGCGAGTGGGCTGAAATGCCCATCTAAGCCATGATGCTGCTGCTGTTCAGCGGGGGCAGCGCCTCCGCTAATTTCTCGGCGAACCTGGCAGAGGGCGCGGATCAAATCACGTCTGCTGTCTCGGTCATCGCGGGATTCAGCAGCGCAGCGACCGATGGCGCCGATACGCTGGCCGCCAGTGTTTCGCCCGTTGTTTCCTTCGCGGGCGCGACCACTGACGGCGCCGATACCCTGGCCGGCGCTGTTTCGGTGCTGGTCGGGTTTGCATCGGCAACGACAGACAGCGCGGACATATTCGCCGCTGCGGTTGATGTCGTCAGCTCATCGCCCGGTTTCAGTGCATCCATCCAGGATGGGGCCGATACTCTCTCGGGTGCGGTGGGTGTCACCGTCAGCCTGTCGGCAGCAGTTTCTGATGGTGCCGACATACTGGCTGGGGCTGTCGACAATGTCAGCACATCGACCGACTTCTCCGCAGCGCTTCAGCCAGGCTCAGACAGCATTAGTTCGCTGATCGACACAGGATCGGCAAGCACTGGCGCGGGGGCAAACACCAAGCGCAGGCGCCGCCTGTACTACGTCGAGATCGACGGCGCCGACCGCGCGTTTGATGACCCAGCCGAGGCGCTACGGGCCATGCATGCGACGACTGCACAGGAAACTACACCAGCGCAGCCGACAACCCGCAGCCAACGCAAGCGGGCGGCCACTGAACTGCGCAAGGCTGGCCCGGTGCTGGAATTGCCTTTGCCGGCGCTTGAATCCTGGGCTGTGGTGTCAGGCCAGATCGACAGATATAACGAGGCGTACAATTCGCAGCAGTATGCGCAACTGCTGGCAATGTTTTCGGCGATGCGCGATGAAGAAGACATTGAACTACTGCTGATGCACTCATGATCGACCAAGACAAGCAAGCTCGGATGGAAGTAGCGCGCGGCGCACAAGCGGGCGAACTGCTTGATAACCCGCTCATCGTCGAGGCGCTGGATGCATACGAAAACGAGATCGTGCAGCTATGGAAGACCTCACCCCTAAGAGACGCGGAAGGCCGCGAAAAACTCCGGCAGATGCTGGACGCGGCGACCAAGTTTCGGGCGTACATGATGACGACGGTGGAAACTGGCAAGCTGGCGAAGGCGCAGATCAGGGATGCAGTACGCAAACCGGGACCGCTGGCCGGCCTGTTCAGTACTCGCTGACGGAACTTGTGACAATGGCCGATACACTATGCGAAGCCGGGCAGTTGGTGACACAGATTCACCATCCCGGAGCACATGCCACCATGTGGCGGTGGCGGGATGTCGGCATCCCTGTGATGGCCACAGACAGATATTGTGTGGTGACCTCTGACGGGGTTTGCCATACCCCTGACGCGGGCCGCGTTGTTCAAGCTGGTGAAACATGAAACAAGCCTTTCGGCATTTCGTGCTGATGGCGCCCGACGGTGAATCCTCGGGCGGTGGCGGCGCCGTTGTTGAAACGGGCAAGACGTTCGGCACTGTGTCGGATGCGGTGGCAGAACTCGACCGGCGCGAAGCCGAGCGGTCAAAGGCCACCAAGGAAAAGAACCTGGCCAAGAAGGCGCAGGAACCCGCCAAGGCCGAGCCACAAGACCACGAAGAGCCGGACGAAGAGCAAGACCAGCCTGACCAGCGCAAGAAGCCTGAAAAGGCCGAAAAGCCCGAGAAGGCGAAGACCAAGGAAGAGCCCGCCGACGATGACGAAGGCGAGCCCGATGACGAGCACGAAGGCGACGGCGATGATGAAGACGCCGAGCCACAAGAGCGCGACCCCAAGAGCAAGCGGGTAGCACCCGAAGACGAAGACGGCGCCGATGATGCGGACGACTCACTCGAAGAAATCGAGCACGAGGGCAAGAAGCACAAGGTGCCGAAAGAGCTGAAAGACGCTTTCCTTCGACACTCGGACTACACGCGGAAAACCCAAGAGGTCGCAGAGCAGCGCAAGCAGGTGGACGGGGCTTGGCGCGAAGCCGGGCAACTGGCAAGCCAGCTTGCGCAGAGTCAGCAAGTCCTGCAGCAAATGGCGCAGATGATGATCGGGCAAGCGCCTGATCTGTCGCTGGCTCAAAACGACCCGCAGACCTACCTCGTGCAGAAAGGTTTGTATGAGCAGCGCATGCAGCACATGCAGCAGTTGTTCCAGCAAGGGCACCAGCTCACTGAACAGCAAAAGCACACGCAGCAGCGCGCCCAGGCAGAGTATCTGCGCGAGCAATCGCAAAAGATGGTGGAGGTGATGCCGGAACTGCGCAGTGAAAGCGCACGCGCACAGTTCCGCGCCCAGGCCATCGAGATAGGCGTGAAATACGGTTTCACGCCTGACGACATCAGCGCCATCGCTGATCACCGCATGCTGCTTGTGCTGCGGGATCTGGCGAAGGCACAGGGTGTGGTTTCCAAAGCGACCGCCTCGGCCGAGTCGGTGAAGAAGAAACTAGCCAATGTCGCACCGAAAACGTCCAAGCCCCTCGCATCCGGCGACGCGAACATACGCGGCCGGGACGATGAGGCAAAACGCATATTCATGAAATCGAGCCGCACTATGAAAGACGTGGAGCGCTGGCTCAAAGCAACTGAAAGGTAAATCATGCCCGCAAATGCATTTCTCACCAACGTGGCCATCGGCAATCGTGAGGACCTCGTTGAAATGATCTGGAACACGGCACCGACCGATACACCGCTCATCTCGATGTGCGACAAGGTCAAGGCCGATGCCGTCACCCATGAATGGCAGCGCGATGTTCTCGCCACGCCGGCCTCCAACGCGGTGGCTGAAGGCGCGGATGCCAGCTACACCGCCGTGACGGTCACGCAGCGCCTGAGCAACCAGACGCAGATCAGCCGCAAGACGTTCTCGATCTCAGACACGCAAGAGCGTGTGATGAAGGCCGGCAGAAAGTCCGAAATCCGCTATCAGCTCGTGAAGCAGGGCAAGGAGCTGCGCAAGGACATGGAGCTGGCGTGCCTCGAAAACCCGACGCTGACCACTGGCGCCACGCGCGTGACCCGCGGCCTGCGCGGCTGGGTGGCGACGAATAACAGCCTGGGTGTCGGTGGTGTGGCTCCTGCCCCGCTCACCAATACCGGCCCGACTGACGGCACCCTGCGCACCTTCACCGAAACCTTGCTCCGTGCGGCCATCCTCGGCGCGTACCAAAACGGCGGCAACGTCACGGCCCTGCTGGTGCACCCGTCGATGAAGCAGACGATCAGCTCGACCTTCACCGGCAACGGAACGAAGTTCATCCCTGGGCAGGACAAAGAGCTGTTCGCGGCTTACGACGTGTACCAGTCGGACTTCGGCAGCTTCAAGATCGTGCCGAACCGGGTGATGTCCCGCTCGCGTGATGCTTACTTGGTCGACCCCGACCTCGTGGCGCTGGCTGTGCTGCGCGACATGGAAGACCAAGAACTCGCCCGCATCGGTGCCGCGCGGAACTACATGCTCGAAACCGAGTATGCCCTTGAGGTGCGCGAGGAACGCGGTCTGGCCGCTGTGCGCGACATCCAGTGATCGAGTGACAACCCGGCCCCGTTCTGAGCAATCAGGCGGGGCCATCCACCATCAAGCCATGACGATCAAGACCGAATATCTCGACCACAGTGATGCGGGTTTTGTCGTGCGCCGCACGCAGAATGTCGCCGGTATCGTTGACTACGCCAAGGCGCGGCACAACGAGGGCTTTCACGGTGAGAAGGACTTCAAGCTCAAGATGGTCCTGCCGGCCGTGGTGGTTGAACATTACTGCAACGTCCACAAGATCACGCTGCGTGAGTGGATTCAAAACCCGGAGCATGCCAAGCGCATGTTCAACTCCCCTGAATTTTCTGACCTGCGGGTCGCACCCGGAGCTATGTGATGCGTCGAGAATCTGCAATCACGGTCACAACGACCGGGTCGAATATCGCAACGACAGCCACCAGCGCGAGCGCGGCAATCCCTGTTACGGCCAGCGGCGCCCGGCCGAACTACATCAGGATCGTCTCGACTGCAGCGGCATACGTCAAGATCGGCATCACGGCGCCGACTGCGGCCGCTGGTGATGTGCTCGTGCAGCCGGGTGACTCTGTCGTGTTGTCCGTCGGCGGCTGTGGCTTCGTCGCGGCCGTTCAGGTAGCAGCGGCCGGCATCGTGAACATCGTCCCGCTTGAGGACATCGGCTGATGAACTACGGCCAGCTCAAAACCGCCGTTGCGGCCTGGGCGAACCGCTCGGACCTGACATCGTTGCTTGACACGTTCCGTGATCTGGCTGAGCAGCGGATTTACTTCGGATCGCCTGACCTGGCTGTCGATCAAATGCGCCTGGCGGCGATGCTGACGACGGTGACGCCATTCGACGGCACACTTCCAGCCGACTGCCTACAGATCGAGCGGCTGAGTGCCAGCCTATCCAGCACCGTCAAACGCACGCTCGAATATCGCTCGCTGGAGCAGATCGCGCCGCACCAAGTGATCACCGGGCAGCCGTCGTTCTATTCGGTGCAGGGTTCGGCTGTGATCTTCGGCCCAACGTTCAGCTACGACGTTGAGCTTCTCTATTACGCCCGTTTCACTACGCCATCGGCCGATGCAGACACGAACTACCTTTTGACCAATGCGTCAGGGGTATACCTGTACGCGATGCTCATCGAGATTGGGCAATACCTCAAGGATGGCGACCTGATGGCCACGGCTGGAAAGCTGTTCGCCACGGCTCAAAATGCGCTGCTTGACAACGACAAGCAAGGCCAAAAATCGGGGTCGACGCTGTCGATTCGCACCGACATGCGGGTGCGCGCGTGATCCAGATCGCCGGCTATGCGCCAGATGCGGACCCGAACACGCCCGGCATCATCACGGCGTGCACAGGCCTAATCCCAAGCCTGCGCGGCATGGAAGGGGCGCCTTCGGGTGTGGCGCCGTCGTCGGTGGGCGCCCTGGCATCGTCGGCCCGTGGTGCGGCCGTGGTGACGTCAACGACAGGGTCTCGGCGGATCTTCGCGGGCACACAGACCAAGCTCTATGAGCTGGTATCGGCTGTCTGGACGGATGTCAGCCGGGGCGGCAGCTATACCGGGTCTGTGGATTCGCGGTGGTCGTTCGCCGGGTTTGGAAATGCCGCAGTCGCAGCCAATGGCGTTGAGGTTATCCAGGCATCGACGGGTGCAGCTTTCGCTGATGTGGCGACTGCTCCGGTGGCGCATATCGTGGTCACCGCCCCGAACTTCGTGCTTGCCTTCAATACGGTCGATGGGACGTATGGAACCCGCACGGATGGATGGTGGTGCTCTGCATTCCAAGATCACACAAGCTGGACACCATCGCTGACGACGCAGGCCACGAATGGCCGGCTTGTGGCGGATGGCGGGGCAATCACTGCGGCGGCCAGGCTGGGCCAGGAAGTGATCGCCTACAAGTCACACTCGATCTACCGTGGCACCTACGTGGGCGCCCCTGTGGTCTGGCAATGGGATGCAGTGCCGGGCGAGGTGGGCTGTGTCGGCCCCGAGGCAGTGTGTGATGTCGGCGGGGCGCATGTCTTCGTCGGCGAGGATAACGTGTGGTTTTTCGACGGCACCAGGCCGGTGGGTATCTGTGAGGGGCAGGTTCGTCAGACCCTGTTCAACGATATCAGCCCGGACTTCACCTACCGCACCATCTGCAGCTTCGACCGGCGTAACAACCTCGTTCGGATCTACTACCCGAGCACGTCCAGCACGACCGGAAACCCTGACCGGTGTCTCGTGTACCACATGGGCCGGCGTGTGTGGGGCCGGGCAGATTCATCGGTCGAGTGCGTTCTGAACTACACAAACCAGTCTGTAACATTCGACAGCGCGCCAGGCACATTCGACGGGGCACCGCTTGTTTCCTTCGATTCGCAATACTGGCTGAGCGGTGGGCGACTGCCTGGAGAATTCACGACGGCGCACCAGTTGGTCGTGCTGGCAGGCGACTCGACTGGCAGCACCATGACCACCGGCAACATCGGTGATGACGATGAAGCATCGATGCTTCGCCGTGTGCGGCTGAGGTATGCGACCGCCCCGACATCTGCAACCCTGGCGGGCTTCACCCGGTCGGGGGCGGCTGTCATTGGGGTTTACACCAAGACAGTGAGCCAGACCGACAGCGGTTTCGACCTGCGCCAGTCTGGCCGGTGGCATTACGGGACTTTCACCTTCGCCGGCCCGGTGGAAATCGTTGGCATGGTCGCGGATGTCGTGAAGGCGGGCAAACGGTGAAGCTGAACGAATCCCCCTTGCTGCCGGTATCGCCAAGCAGCGACTACGGAGGCCGGCTGAATGTCCGCCTTGCCGAGATATTCCGGGCGACGGCTGTCAAGGTCAACCGCATGGCGGCCGGCAGTTTCTCGGGATTCGATGGCGCCCTGACTGCACCGCCGACTACGGGAACCTGGGCGCAGGGCGATCAGGTGCGCAACTCGGCGCCCGTGGAACTTGGCGTAGTCACGGCAAAATACGTCATCGAGGGCTGGATCTGCACAGTAGGCGGAACCCCTGGGACTTGGTTGCAACAGCGAACCCTGACAGGTAACTGATGCACCTCTTCCATGTCCCGCCCGATCTGATCGACCTGGCGTGGCGTGACGGCGCGCACAAGCTGGCCAGTGCCATAATCAAGTCAGCAGGCGAATGCACTGCGGATCAGCTCAAGGCGCTACTACAGCGCGGCGAGA